GGTACGTGTACGCACCCGTAGTCGGGTCTATTACTGCCAAAGAGAAGGTAGACAGAAAGTCAGTGGGGCATTGCAAATACTTGTTACTAGCCGTTGTGCTGCCAGTGACGTTCTTGCGTAGAGATGGTATCTGTACAGCGTTGTATATGCGTTTCTCTGCCTGTGTAATAAACACATTCATGTCCGTCGTAGGGAACGTATTCTCCGTATACGACGAAACGGCAGCAACCAACGCAGCGTAGTTCATGCCATCGGACCCCGAGACATCAGACCTTTAGTCGCTGCGCCAGTTCCACGCATCTTGATGCCAGATGTCTTTGTACCGGGTTGTGCACTGCTGGAGATATTCCCATCCACAACGCGAGTGTTTTTCAACATGCTCAGGTCGGGCAGTACGCCGGGGTTGGCTTCAACGGTCACGGCCTTGCCGGACATGGTGTGTGGCTTGGCATAAGCCGCGGCTGATTTGTTGTTAATCATCTTAACCCCCGCGACCAGACTTCTGGTTCATCACTTTAGCCATGCCACGGCCATACTTCATCATGTCCATGTCCGTCTTGCCACCTTTGGCAAACTTGGTCATGGGTTTGCCGGGATGATCGTGCTTCTCATGCTTATTAATCATAGAGGCGATCATCTTCTTGTCCTGCTTCAAGTCTTCTTTGTCCATATCAACTCCTAAGTTACTGTAACTGAACCAAGTTCTAATGCTGCTACCAAGTAATTTGGTGTCAGTCCATCATCGTTTGCCCTAGACCCGCCCACTGGGTTCCAGTTCCACTGAAACACTCGGCTTCCTTCGCCTGAATACCCATCTACCAGCAAGCCAGAAGCGTAGTAGCTCAAATCCCTACGCGGCTCCCGCACTGCTTGCGGGTCATCTACCGGGTACATCCCCAACTGTAACTGAGGTTGATCCGGCGTCCAACAAGTCGGGCACACCAGCAAGTTGTAAGTTTTGGTCTTGACAACTTCTTTCTTCAGTTCCTTTAGCTTGTAGCGAAACCCACAACGGTCACATTCCGCTATCGAATTCTTACCGGATGAAAACCTATTGCCCATGATTACATAAACATCTGCCGGGGCACGAATCGAACCGCGGCTTTCTCTCGGTCCTCATCCTGCGCCAACTGCCACGCCTCATCATATTGCATCTTCAATACCTGCAGCCGCTCCATGCCGTTAGGCAGCTTGAGCGCCAAGTAATACGCCAGCCCTGCCGCTACACATGGGATAAACCTGAACGGAACATCCATCGTATCCGAGCCGTCCCCGGCGTTTTGATTCCTACGCAGCCGCCAGTACACAAAGGTATAGGTCTGGGAGCCATCAGGCGTAGGCCAGACGCTGATTGCAGGGGGGTTTGATACGTACACGGCTGTACCCGTTGTATGCGTGGCTGCGGTGGTATTCGCCTGTCCCCTAGAGCAAGCTGTCAGGACATTGCCTACGATATACCCGTAATAGATGATCTCATTGTCGACCTTGATGTAGCCGGCGGCGGCTAGTCCCACGACAGAATCCAAAGTGATCGTTGTCGCTGTGGCAGTCACTGCGCCACTAAGTGTTAGGGTTGTAGCGGAAGTCTGTCCCGAGTTACGTTGGATCATCACCTGAATGGGCCGCGCTTGCTGCAGCTTGTTAGGCAGTGTGGCGTAGGTGCTGACGCTAATCCGGGTGATGGTCAGATCTGCTTGGTTGGCTGTCGAGTTGGCGTTTGTGCGGATGACATGCTCAAGCAAGTCTACGGTGTCCACCGGCAGAGCGTATGTGTTTAAACCTTGAGTTAGGGTAAACGATCCCTGCTCAATCGTCCACATGTTGATGCCCCGGTTGGCCCAGTCAGCGAACATGATGTTGAGTGACCGACGCGCTGTACGCATGTCATAGCCCGTGCGGAGTTCAGAACCCGCACGTTCAAATGCGTCTTCTATGACCTCACTCAAGTCCATGTCAAAGTTAGCAACGCCCGAAGTAGTCATTATTTAGCCGAATCTATAAATGCTTGATCAGTTGGAGCGCCCGGAGAACCGGGCTTCCGCATTTTGCCGCCTCGCTTGCGTTTGGCATTAATGTTGTCCCACAAGCCAACTTTCCCACCGTCAGCATACTGCGTGAAGTCCGTGTTGTCACGGCGCTTCATACGCTTGCCGGTAGGCATCTTGCTGGGGTCAATGGCCCCCATGCCACGGGAGGCTCTCATTTAGCAAGCCATTCCGCCGCTTTTCATCTTGATCTGTTTGGCTTTGGTTTTGCCTTTGGATGCAATGCCGTCAGCCGAACGGACAAAACCGCCGGTTGCCATCTTGGTCATGCCCATCATTTGTTTTTTGTCCATTGCCATTTCAGCTTTGGAGCCTTCTTTCATACCTTTTTTCTCGGTATCCTTGCCAGACTTTTCAAATTTTGCAAATGGGTTCATACCTTTTGTAGCCATATCACCACCTCGTTTAAAAGTTTTGCCTTTGTCGGCGTTACTGAAATCTTTACCCACGGACTGTGGGACACCTACCTTCTTGGCAAAGCTCGGGCTGTGAGCTATCGCCTCCATGAAATTATGCTGGGCTTTTGAGGAAGAAGGCATTTAACACATCCGACCTTTGGTCTTACCACGCTGAGCTATGCCATCTGCCCGGCGAGATGCTGAGACGGAGCCGCCTTTGGCGTAACTTTTGGTGGCCCTTCCCCCGTCCCTTTCAGCATTGGCGTCTGCTGAGTTTCTGTCTGCGGTTTGGGGGACGCCGTCTCGTTCTCGATTAGCTGCTGCTGAGTTGTACGTAGCAGGCAGATAAGATGGCCCCCCGTCCCTTTCTACATCGCTAGGTTTATCCCCAAGCTGCTTCTTTACCTCTTTTATAAAAAAATCTGTACCACTTGTTTTCGGTGTTGCTTTACGTGTGAGCTTTGATAGCAATTCTGACGCCATAATATTCTCCTAACATTTCCATCTTGCAAGAGCCGCAGCTTTGCGGGTTGGTTTACCCTTCTCGTCTTTCATCGGCCCCGGCATACCTGACATCCGGGCGCAGAACGAGTCCTTGCGTGGGCCACCTTGGGGCTGTGGAGCCTTGAGGTTGCTGCCCGTTGCTGCGTTGTACTTGGCCCTGCCCTTGGCAGTCAGACCAGCACCCTGAGAGATCGGTAGCTTCTCGCCCCGACCAACAGAGAGAACCGGGCCTTTCTTCTTAGCCATAGAACACTTCAATACCCACAACAGTCCCTACGCTAGTTGTTAGGTACAGCCCTGTAGTTGCCAAAATACCTTCACCGGGTATCGTGATGTTGAAGTTTACCGGGGTAGCAACGCTGGCAATGTCCATCGTAAACAACACAGCGGCGGTGGCGCTGCCATCACGAATTTCAAATGTTGCTGCTGTAGTTACTTTGGGGCTTACTACAATACCTTTGAGCCGTGTACGTCCAGCTATAAACGAACCCGCCGCGCTTAGATGCGCCGCTTTTACGTCTGTCTGTTGCATAATTAATCTCCTTGTAAATGGGGGCCGAAGCCCCCTAGATCAATTAAGCAGAAGCAGGAGACTGAGTGCCGTCTGAATTTGCTACAGAGTACACAATAGTGTACTGAACAGTACCAACAGTTACGTTGGCAACGGTAGGACGTACCGTAGCAATAATTATTACGTCTGTAGCTCCAACACCAGCACCGTTAGGAGAAGCTGTAGTAGCCGCCCCAGCCCAATTGCCCAACTTAGCTGCCGCGCCAGTGTTGGCTAAACGGCCTTGGGTTGTAATGTCTGTAGAAGCAAAGTACAAAGCTGTTGAGCCTGTAATACCCAAAGACATGTTTGCGGCAGTTGAGCCAGTGAACGCAACCAAAGTATCAATGTGAATACTGGTAATCTGTGCGCCAGCAGGGATGGTGAACAGGGTGGTTGTTGTGTCGGCAGTGTAAACGGCACCGTCATAAACAACTTTTTTGGTCTGAGTTACCGAAGTAGCGCCAGTGTTTTGGATCGTGCCAGCAGTAGTGCCGGTGGTGTTTTTAACCGTGCCAAGCAGCCACGGGCCAAGGTGAGTTGCAAATCCCATGATGAGTTCCTTACATACAAGTTAAGTGCATCAATCGGTATGTCGTCTGCCGGGACAGTTCGATGCACCGGAAAGCCCGGAGTAAGAGCAATATATCAGGAATTGGTGGGGGGTGCAAGAAGTTTGTTTGGTTTCCTTGCCGCAAGCATCTTGGCTTTCCAAACTGGGTCCGCCCATAACGCTTTTGCTGCAGCAGCTTTAGCCGCTTTTACTTCCGCACGGTTAGCAATCTCCTGATTGTTGGCGGTCTGTTTGGCGGCGTACTCCGGATCGTTCCACTGGGCTTTGGCCTGTGCGCTCGTCTTGGCTTTGGACTCGGCGGTGTTTCTAGCGCGTTTAATGCCCTTCTGGCGCTTTGTCCGCACTTCGGGGTTAGCCCATGCCTCCGTACTGTTCTCGGACTTCTTAGCCCGCGCCTCGGGGGTTCCTTGCACCCTGCGCTGCCCTGCAGCCACCTTCTCCTGATAGGCGGGGTCTCTCCAGTTTTTAATGGAGTTGTACTTGTCTGCGGCTTTATGTGCCGCAGTTTTTATCGTTCCGCTCCCGCCTTCGCCGCCGTCGGTTAGGTTGAAAAGCGTGCCCGTCTTAAGGTTGCGTCGCCCGTACAGCGCAATAAGCTCGATCTCCTTGGCAAAGGCTTCCGTTTCGTCTTCCGTCTCAAATACTCGCTGGCACGGGGCAACAAGGCTGCGCTGCTTTAGGTGGGAGATGAAATCCTGAAAAGGTTTGTTGTGTGACCCCCTTGACCAATGGGACAAGTCCCTATCCCCCGTACCCTTACCAACGTACACGGGCTGGTTGTTTTTAGACGGCCTAGGATCCCGATACACATAGACATAAAACATGAAAGCTCCTAAAGTTGAAGCCACAGTGTACCTTAATGGACGGAGATTTACCAGTAGTTATCGTAGATTTACGAAAATGTCCGGTATAAAACTAGTGCTAGTAACATAAAGTACAACCCCCCGCATTCGAAACAACCAAAGAAAAAGGGAGCCGAAGCTCCCTTTTTTGTAGCAACCAACCTAGGCTGGCTGCGGGTTTGCTTAGGACGAACCCGGAGAACCGAAAATTCCAAGCGGATCCGACCATCCAAAGCTGTAGCGCTCACGGCTCTTGTAACGCACGTTACCGGTATCGAAGTCTCCATCCATTGAGTTTGCCAATGCAGTGCGCTCAAAGTGCTTCAGACCGTTGGGTACGTCAGTGGTCAGATACCAACCATTGCTGTCGGTCAAGAAGTGGTTAACGGTGTAACCTTCAGGGATCGAACCGTTGTTCTTCAGCGCGTTGATATCGTTGTCGGTAGTGCCAACACGCAGGCTGGTCTCCAACAGACGGGTAGCAACGAACATCAGAGCCGGAGGAATCACCAGCTTGCGCGGCTTTGCTGCAATCAGCAGGCCACGCTCGTCCGTCCAAGCAGCAATCTGAATGACCGCGGCTTCCAAAGAAGTCTCGTTCAAATCAGCGCCAGTTGCGGGGCGATTGCTGTTGGTTCCACCGTTGGTCAAGGGGTGTGCTGTGCTGAACAAAGCAACGCCGTCACCGCCAATGTAGTTGGCAGAAAAACCGTTGTTGACAACCGATGCAGCCTTAACTTGCTTGGTGTACGCCATAGCACGGGCCAGAGCCTTGGTGTAACGAGCCGACAGGGAGTCGTACAAGTTATCTTCCACAGCCTCTTCCGTGATGGAGAAGCCAAGTGCAATGGTCTCGTGGTTGTACCGAGCGGTGAACGCTTCCTGCGCATTGTCATAAGCAATGGCAGAGCCCTCGTTCTTCACGGGTGCAGCACTAAAGCCGGACAGCTTGGTTTCTTCTTCAAAGCTACGCTCCGATTTCTCGGTTTCGTAGAGTTCCTTGTGCTCTTCGCCGTAGCGGGTGTACTCCAGACCAAACAGGGCGTTCAGACCGGGGAGCAACTCTTTAAGTAGTTGTGCGCGTGAAATTGCCATGATTTAGCTCCTTAAGCGCCAGTGGCAGAGTAGTAGCCATGCAGACCTTGGTTCATTTTGACCAAGAT